CCATGTACGCAATGGCCCACGACTACGTCTACGGCAGCAAAATTGAGCAAGGAGTTATCATGGTCTGCACGCCTGACTTATATTATCAAGAATTCAAAACAGAAGGCGCTGACCTTCGAGCCTGGAAACACAAGGCACTAAAACGAATCGATATGTATAATGAACTTATGCATGACGAGAAAGAAAGAACCAAACCCATGAAAGCAGAGGACTTTACAAAATGAATTGTTGGCACTGTGGACATGAGTTAATATGGGGTGGTGACCACGATACAGAAGATAATGAGGATTATGATATTGTTAGTAATTTATCGTGTCCTGAGTGTCATTGTGCTGTTGACGTGTGGCATCCATCAGAAAAACTAATAGAGGAGTATAGAAAGTATGACAGATCAGACGAGATGGGGAATACCCGAAGTACAACTAAAGAATAAAGTTAAGAAATACCAGGACGATAACTTTAATGCAGCTTTGACCCATGCAAAAAATCTAAATGGTAAGAATCTAGGTCAATTAATATTTGAACTACAACAATTAAAGGAGAATAAAAATGAACGAAATGTTGTTTAGAACGCTTCTAAAGAGATATGAAGCTGTAATCGAAGACTCATTATACAAGATACAATCGTTTAATGAGAATAATATAATAATACCAGAACACATCGATATTACCGGTGAAGTTGACAAATTATTGCTAATTATTGCCGAAGCTGAGGACAAAGTGGCGATAATGAGGAAATATTATGTTCAAAATAAGGCAGATAAGCAGGTATTATAGACAATGTATATGTATGTAAAAAAAAATAAAAAAAAAAATAAAAACTACTATAAAAAAAACGTCAATCTGTCACTTTGGTCTAGAAGTGTTGGTATATATGACTTTAGGGTAGACATATTCTTGTTAAAAAAAGTGTCACCTGACAGAATAATCTGTCACCTATGGCAATATTTCAGTTTGCCTATGCGCGCGCGATACAAAATTCTGGAAAAACTGATTTTTTTTAGATACATATACACAATATGAAATCCAGAAAAAAATCTAGAAGAATTGATTCCTACAACAAACCTAAGTTGGTCAAGCAGGCAGTCAAGTTTCCATACAAGCGTGTACGTATAGATTGGATTGACATCATCACAGAAGGCGGCTGGGGCACCGTAAAAGAGTTTACAGACATGAAACTGGCTACACCGGTAAGTGAAGGGTGGTTGTTTAGCAAAGACAAAGAGACTGTAAGAATATTTGCAGGCTACGATGTTGATGATGATGGGTCTATTACTTTTTCTGAGAGATCGGTTTTTCCAACTTCTTGTGTGAAGAAGATAACGAAGATTCATTAAGGTCTTGTGACTCCCCCTCGACAGTCTTCATGTTCAAGAGAGCGCTGTAATCTTCTAATATTTTTGCTCGTTTCATTCTTAATTCTTCCTCTGACATTTCTTCTAATTTCCCTGTTTTTATTATTTTTCTGTCTATATATAATCCTGCCGCTTTTCCTCTACTTATTTCCGCATTGACTGCAGAAGAGAAACTGCCTTTTTTCAAAGCTTTGTCCTTAATTCTATCTAGCTCCGCTATGTGTTTAGTATATGTCACTTCGTGTTTCTGTAATCGTTCTTCGTGTAGCTTACCAATATATTGCACAACAAGTGGTGCATGTCTTGGATTGGTTAACTCACTACCTTCAACACGTGATCTCTTGGGTGAATACCCTGCCATCTCTGCTGCCTCTGATTTAGATAGTGGTCCGTCAGGTCCACCAAATACCAATAACTCAGCAAATCTTTTTTGCATTTCTGTTAATCTTTTTGGAACTCCCATGTTGACTTTTTAAGGTAATAGTCCTATATTGTCAATAATGAAAGTACACAGAACTACAGACGAAATGGTGTTATTAATAGAACAACACAAGAAAGAAATTTGGGAATGGAAACAAAAAGAATCTGATTGGATTAATACTCAAAATTTAGCAGATGGTTACAAAAAAGTTATAGAAGATTTAAGTTCTAAACTTGTTGCCAAAGATAACATTATTAAAAAATTAGAACAAGAAATTGAAAGACTTGTTGCGGAGAATAAGAAATGAGAGTAAGAGACCTACAACAATTTTTAGAGTCTTTTACAGCTAGAGATAAGTCTGCATCTGGTCAAGGAAACGCCATCAGCGATGCTGTTATCTACGTAGAGGTTAGAGGACAATTACATGAAATTAAAAAAATGGAAGTACACGAAAACAGTCAAACTATATTTGGGTTAAACAACAACCATCAATCTCATCGACTTGTTATGAAAACAGGCGAGGCGTCTAATATAATTATACCTGATAAATTGCGTACGCCGGGCGCGTAATGCGTGGCTTGGTTACCTCAATAACGACATGGGTCCAGAGGCAAAATTTTACCAACAAATTAAAAGAAATCTTAAAGGATTTTCTTTCATTCGAATTGAAAACAGTAGCTTACTTGGGACTCCTGATCTATTGGTCTATAATACTTCTGGGAACTTTTGTACTGTAGAACTCAAGGTAACGAAAAGTAAAAAAATTAGATTTAGTCCACACCAAATCGCCTTCCACACACGCCATCCTGACAATACATTTATCATGGTAAAGGCCCTCGGTCCTTGTACCCCTAATACTTCTCCAATATCCATGTACCATGGTCACCGGATCAGGGAGCTTGCTGCTTGTGGCTTGATGCTTGACGCTTGTTACTCTGGCTGGGATGCTTGTCGCTTGGCGCTTGAAGCTTGAGGTTGGTTCGAAAGCTTGCCGCTTGAAGCTTGATGCTTGTGGCTTGCTGCTTGAAGCTTGTGGCCCGGACCCGGCGCACGCTCGCACTCACCGTCGTGAGCTTTTAAGCTAATGGCCTGATCCGATTGTGGGACTGAGCGTTCCAGCTTTACCTGTTGAAGCTCCGATAAGTCCCTATTACGCTCGCGTAATTCTTTATAATATTTTGGATGTTTAAATACAAACATTCTAGTGTTTACCATATTCAATATTTTTGACAAGCGGGTCCCAGCAGGCTCTGCAGCTGCCGCAGGCGTTGTCTTGATCAGGGGCTGGACATGTTCTAGATTTTGTTGAGACTGTCGACGTATTGGCCCAGCTCTTCACTGGTCCTTGGTCCACCATCGGTGAAGAGAACCGCACAACTAGATTCGCTGGCGCGTCCTTCATATGGTCCTTGATCCACGCTTCCCGGGTTGGCATCCAGTGACGCTTGCTCGGTGTTAATCTACAGACTTCGAATATCTTCTCCAGGTGCTGGAGATCTTGAACGTCGCCGCTGTCGTGCCATCTAAACACATCAGGCTTTTTAGAATTAATTAATGTTGCCATTGCCAGCACCCAGTCAGGATGGTTGATTGCTTCGAGTCTTTTGTATTGAGCCTTTTGTACAATATCAAAAACATAACAACCTTTAAGAGCGTAACAGCCTTCACAAACTGAATTTTTTATTTGTCTTAATTTTTTGCCAGTCTTGCATTCTTTGGCGGGTATACCTATTGACCAGCCAGGCATCTTTGACGGTTTACTTAGACCTCCAACCAGGGTCCACGCTTCACTTGTTTTCATACTTTCATCTCCTTTAATTTATAGGATACTATAACATTATAATTTAATCTTGTCAAGCTTGCAGCCTGACGCTTGCAGCTTGCGGCTTGGTGCTTGGGGCTCGTGCCCTCTGGTTATCCAGCCCAGGCGCTCTTCTTTTTTTGTAAGTCCTCGTTGCTTAATTTTTTTAAAAAACTTCTCACAGCTGGCCAGGTAACTGGCCGGCAATGTGCCATGGTCCTGAGTGAACCATGGCAGCAGGTTATTGTGTTTAATTCGTTTCACGGTCCCACTTTTCCGTAGTCTCTTCTTTGTAACGCTGCATCTGCTCCTGGTCCTTCTTCACCAGCCGCAGGATCTCTTCCAGGGCGTCCGCTATTCTAGATTGTTGAGCGGTGTTATGTTTTATTGCATCTATTATTATTTCTTGATCCATATGTATTTCTCACTTTCTAAATTAATCCTACACTATCCCTGAACCATTGTCAAGCATTGCTTGCTGCTTGAGGCTTGGCGCTTCAGGCTTCTCTTCTTTAGAATGATTTTTAGAATCATTCTAAACTGGCATTATTTGCAGGACCACCGGATTGAGGCCCGACAGTAATTGTTTAATGGTTAACCAGGGCCTAACACCCCAGTTCGATGCTTTGGCGCCAGTAGTCCAGCAAATAATCTCGCAGAGATTGGTCACTGTCAATTAATACACAGCATAACACCGGCCGGGTGCTTAGACCAAGATGCGAGTTGATCAGTCACTATGCTACGCGGGTAGTCATGACGCCTCCCATTGCATGACATACAGATATCCTGGCGTAATACCCGTGTTATAGTGTTTATCTCCACAGTCAATAATGACTGATCCCAGATCCAATATTACACTTCCGTAAGCAATGCTTTCACACATTGGATCTGGGATCAGTAGCAAGGAAATAGGTCTAGTAAAACCTTGCTAATGATCTTTTACTTGTTTAGAGTAAATCAAATATAATGCTTGACTATCCTATTGTCAAGTAGTAAAACAAATTAAATTAAATAAATATAGAAAGGTCTAAAATGACAAAAATAAGAATGAATACAGAGTTGCGAAACAAACTCTTTAATAAAATAAAAAATGTTTTTGAAAACGAGGACACGCAAGAAAGAGAAGATTTCTTGTCAGCAAGAGAGAGTGTTGACTATCACTATGACATAGCACACAAACTTGCAAAGCAAGTAGTTGAGAGATCATATCCACCAGAAGATGTTTCTGTGTTGCGTTCTTTCAAAAAGAAATATGGCGACCCTTGTGATGTTGTTGCAAAAGATAAATGCTTTTACTTTGCACATAGCGAGGACAAAGATGATGAGGGCGATATCAAAGAAACTAAATCACATTTTGATTTTGGTTTGTTTGGCAATCTAAATGGTAGTGAGTATAGTGATGAGGACGGAAAGAAATTTGCAGTTGCATATTTTAGAGAAGAACTAAAAGCTATGGATTGCAACCCAGATATCTATGCACAACAATCAGAAAACAAAGACAACCCACACAAAACAAAACATGTTGACGCTTGTATGAAAGCACTTGGACATAGTGGTAGTAGTTATTCTAGTCGTGATGAAAGTAATGGTATGACTAAAACTTTTAACGACCAATACTATCTTGATGTCATTGGAACATCTTATTGCAGATCAAGAGCAATAGCCTGTACTAAAGATGAGTATGAAACATTTAATGATTGGCGAATTGCAAAAGGTAATGTTGTATCTAAACACCAAACATGGATTGATACAATTCAAAAACAATGCGACCAATTAAAGATTGGATTGAAAGCATACAGGTATCTTTCAGAGGGTATTGAGTTGGCTACCGAGTTGGGTATTCAAGTTGATGAGGCAGAATTAATTAGAACTAACTCAACAGGATTGACAATCTACAATCCAAGCAACTTGGCAAGTATGATCAAGGGCATGAAGAACAAGAACCAATCAAGAGAGGCGAAGATATTGGCAAGAAAACAATACGAAGAAAGTCTAAATTAAAGTTTGACAAATAGGGCTATCTGTTATAGGATAGTCCTATTAACTAGAAAGGTATAATATGACAAACAAAACATTCTACATAACTTATTGGGCTTCTAAACATAAGAAGCACATTACAAGAAAAGGCAAACATGACGACAAGTCAAGATATGGCACATCAAAACAAGGTGTACCCTATTATGTTTATTATGATTTAGATAGTCATGGTTACAGAACTGCAACTACAACTTGGAAAGTGAGGCACTAATGCCAAACAAACATTTTTGCCAAGGACCTAATTGCCATACTAGAACTACTAATGATAGGTTTCTAAAATCTCGTGGTGTGGTCCGAGGTCGTTATGCATGTTTAACAATGGACCATGACGCAATTTGGTACAAACGAAGTAGATATTTTTGTAGTCAAAGTTGTGAACATGATTGGTTAAACGAGCATATGGAAAACATTGAGCAAGGTCGACCGATTGAGTTTATCAGACACAGACGAGAAAGCCAAGGCTATGCCAAGGTTAAGAACGAAGAAAGGTGGGGTGCAGAATATTCTATTGAAAGGGTTGACAATGGTCAGCTTATAGAGTAGGATTATCCTATTAACAAATAGAAAGGTATATTATGACAAAAACAATTAAAGCAGAATACTTACCAGGTGGCGCAAAGCGACAAGAGATGTTGGACCAGGTGCCAGGATACTTGGCATCTCCAGGCGCTGACCAGGGGACTAAACATCATTTTTGTTTAGAAGTATTAAAGTTAACTGAGACGGAATACCTGGAAGCTTTGAACAAAGCGACCAACGGTGGAGTTGTGAGGTCAGCATGGAACTAAACACAACTGCACCAGAGTTTAAGATCATCGATGATAACAAAGATGAGCCGGATTTAAAAACGGCTCAAGACTTTGTAGGTGGAATGGTTGAGTGTATTACATTCCCGAACGGCGATGTGTTGATAGTAAATGAGGAGGGCAAGCTGATGAGTCTGCCATTAAATCCAGAGGGCACAGCATTATGGAGATCTACATTTACAAAAGACAAGTACGCATTTGGTTATGATGACTGGGTAAGTGGCCCGGCTATCTTAATTAAACACAAGGCGCTCAAGAACTGGGCGTAACCTTTCTTGCCTAGGCGCTAACGCGCCTAGGCGCACGCAACGTGGACCAATAGAGGTACCACACCCACACCCAATAAACTTTGCAACGATATAAGCGATACACCTTTTATAAAAAGGGGTCCCACTACTCTAGGTTGTATTGCTTGATTTAGACAGTTAATGGTGGTAAAAAACTTATCAAACACCTAAGATGGTGCAAAAAATTTTTTAAAAAATTTTTATGAATTTAGATGATATAGACATAAGTAAACTACCTGCAGACGTTAGAAGAGAACTATTACAATTAGATGTCTCGATTGCAGAAAAAGAAATACAAAACAAAGCTAAGAATGACTTCATGTCCTTTGTCAAAGCTGTGTGGCCCGAGTTTATAGAAGGCGCACACCACAGAGTTATTGCTCAAAAATTTAATGACCTTGCAACTGGTAAAATAAACCGACTGATTGTCAATATGCCTCCACGTCATACGAAATCAGAGTTTGCAAGTTACTTGTTACCAGCGTGGATGGTGGGCCGTACCCCTAAGTTAAAAATAATTCAAGCAACTCACACCGGTGAACTTGCTGTAAGGTTTGGTCGTAAGGCTAAAACACTAATTGATAGTCCAGATTATAAAAAAATATTTGATACAACACTTAGAGAAGACAGTCAGGCTGCAGGAAGATGGGAAACTGCTCAAGGTGGTGAGTATTTTGCAGCTGGTGTTGGTGGAGCAATCACGGGCCGTGGTGCGGATTTATTGATTATTGATGACCCGCACTCAGAGCAAGACGCAATGTCAGCCAGCGCCTTTGATAATGCGTACGAATGGTACACATCAGGACCACGTCAGCGTCTACAACCAGGAGCAAAAGTTGTTTTAGTTATGACAAGGTGGAGTAAAAAAGATTTAACAGGAATATTATTAAATAATCAAAAAGATGTTAAGGGTGACCAATGGGATTTGGTAGAATTTCCGGCGATCTTGGACCACGGATCTAAAAAAGAACCTGTGTGGCCACAATATTGGAAATTAGATGAGCTTGAAAAGGTAAAAGCAACACTTCCGGTTGGAAAATGGAACGCACAATGGATGCAAAAACCAACTTCTGAAGAAGGAGCGTTAATAAAACGTGAATGGTGGCAAACTTGGGACAAAGAACATCTTCCAGACTGTCATTACATCATTCAAAGTTACGATACTGCGTTTTTAAAAAAAGAAACAGCCGATTTTAGTGCAATTACAACTTGGGGAGTGTTTTATCCAAATGAAGATAGTAAACCAAATTTAATTTTGCTAGATTCAATCAAAGATCGGTTTGAATTTCCAGAATTACGTCGTGAAGCGTTGGAACAATATAATTATTGGAATCCTGACATGGTGATCGTAGAGCAAAAAGCATCGGGTACACCCCTAACTCATGAATTAAGACAAATGGACATTCCGGTGATGACTTTTACGCCAAGTCGTGGTAATGATAAGCACGTACGAGTAAATTCTTGTGCACCGCTGTTCGAAGCTGGCGTAATTTGGGCTCCTGACAGAAAGTTTGCAGAAGAAGTCATTGAGGAATGCGCGTCATTTCCATATGGCGATCATGATGACTTAGTCGATAGTATGACTATGGCCGTTATGCGATTCAGGCAGGGAGGTTTCCTACCCCATCCAGAAGATTATGAAGACGAAAAGTCAGAACCTAGGATTATGGAGTATTATTAATGTCGGCAGTAAAAATTATACAAGCTTATGCAAAAAAATCACTGACCAAGAACCAAGGTTCAGGGATTACAACTTTGCCAAGTCAATTTATGGCTGAATCAAAAGCTGGAGAAATTGCAGCTATATTACAACAAGCCGGAATGCCGTTACAACAATTAGATAATTTTATTAGATCAGAAGCAGATTTATTAAAATATCTAAATATAATTAAAAATGCAAAACCTGTTAGTACAACAGAAAAAGCTAGTGGCACAATACTTCCATTTAAACAAAAAAGAAGTTTTGCAGAAGAAATAGAAGCCATGAAAAAAAGTGGTGACATTGTAGATGTTGACGATATTAAAATCAGTGAAAAAATTACAGACAGAGAAATGTTTAAAAACTCTAATTTAAACAAACCTACCATTGAAGGACAAATGGACAAAATTAATGCTGCTTCTAATAGAATAAAACAAATTCAAAAAGAACAAGCTGACATGTACAGACCTAAAACTGATGCAGAGATAAAAGCAAAGTTTGAAAGACAAAACAAAGAAGCTGCTGAAAGACTTAGAAAAAAACAAAAAGAAGCAATAGATGATATGAAAGAAATTGAAGATCCAGAAGAATTTGCAAAAGGCGGTCGTATTGGATTTAGAGCAGGTAAGTTTGTGTTTGATAAAATTGTAACCAAAGTTATTGGTGACAAAAAGAAAGTACAACAAGCGGTCGATGATATATTTCCAACAGGTGATTATAAATATGATGCAGAAATGGCAGCCGATGCTCTTGTTGAATTAAATCCTAAAGATTTTAAAAATTTATTACGTGAAGATCTTCCAGAAAAACTTAGTTCAGAAATTTACGGGGCTGTACTTAAACCTATTATGTCAAACATGGCTAAGATGAGAGAATTAAGAAAAGCAACAAAACCAGAAAAAACTTTACAGTCTATGAAAGAAGGTAAAGGTATCGATATGTCTAATCCGGACATTGCAGATGAGTTTGGAAGATTTATGAAGGAGACAGATCCTAAAGGATACAAAGAATTAGAACAAACAGTAGAGCTTTCTAACTTTGATCCTAAAAAAGTTAAGGGCAATGCAGAAGGTGGTCGTATTGGATATTATACAGGTGGTATCACAGACGTTGAACCGAGTCTCGATGACATTGGACACGGCTCAGATTCATTGATGTCTAGAACAAGATTAATGTCACCAGGTTCACAGACAACTACATCAACAGGATTAAATTATTTATTGGCTGAAGATAACGATAACCTAAGAGTTCCTTTCGCAGGTGGTG